TAAACACATATGAAAAGCACATATCTCAGAGGAGAACTGTACTACGCAGACCTTGGTACGGGGGTTGGTTCCGAGCAGAACGGCTATCGTCCGGTGGTCATTATCCAGAACGATGTTGGCAACAGGCACAGTCCCACCACCATCGTGGCGGCGATTTCCACGCAAATTAAGTCCAAAGCCAATCTGCCCACCCACTACCATCTGAAGCCGGGGAGCGGACTTGTGCAGCCCTCCATGGTCATGCTGGAGCAAATCAGAACCGTGGACAAGACCCGGCTGGTTCAGTACATCGGAAAGCTGTCTGAGGGGGAACTCAAGGGACTCAATCATGCGCTGGCCATCAGCATTGGCCTGATTCCCACAACCCCTGAAAAATTGATACTGTGCTTATGCAGCACCTGCGCCGAGAATTTCTACGGCTCAGGTGCTTATTTTCTGCGACGGGTGAATCCTATCGCAGTTGAGAAGGAGTTGTGTACCTACTGCAACCAGAGGGCTGGATTTGATTATGAAATCACCCCTCGGCATAAAGGCCGGTAAGCAGGTTCGCACCTTTGTCAAATCGTTCTCTTTTTTATAATATGAAGGAGGTCAATCATGCTTGTCTATACGATCCGCAAGAGTGATTTGTATGCGTCCGGCATCGAACCAACCCGGGAAATTCTGGACATTGCCAGTGAAAATGAGAATGTGGATTTTACCCTTGTCCTTGCGAAGATTCTCAGGGAACTGACTGCCCAGACCGGGAACATAACTTAAGGAGTGAAAACATATGACAGTCGTTGAGCGGTTAAGAAACAGGGGAGTGACCCCCAGAGCGGTTTTGTATGCCCGTTTTTCCTCGGACAACCAGCGGGAAGAATCCATTGAAGCCCAGCTCCGTGCCATGCACGAGTATTGCAGCCGGAATTCCATCGTCATCATTCACGAATACTGTGACCGGGCAAAATCCGCGACTACGGATGACCGCCCGGAGTTTCTGAAGATGATTGCGGCATCCAGAGAGGGGGACTTCGACTTTGCCATCGTCCATAAGTTGGACAGATTCAGCCGGAACCGTTATGACAGCGCCTACTACAAACGGGAGCTGAAAAAGAACGGTGTGCAGCTTCTGTCTGTTCTGGAGCAGATGGACGACAGCCCGGAGAGCATCATCCTGGAATCCGTGCTGGAGGGCATGAGCGAATACTACTCCAAGAATCTGGCCCGTGAGGTCATGAAAGGAATGAGAGAATCGGCTATGGATTGTCGTTACATTGGTGGCTGGATTCCTTATGGTTTCCGGGTAGACCCCCAGACCCACAGATATATCATCAATGACTATGAAGCGGAAGCCGTCAGGATGATCTTCCGGGATGTGGCTGACGGCTGCGGATATAATGTGGTTTTGAATAAGCTGAATTCCATGGGATATCGCACCCGGCTGGGCAATACCTTCTCTAAGGAAACCTTGTATGAGATGCTGCGGAATGAAAAGTATAACGGCGTCTATGTGTTCAGCAGGGCTGCAAGTAAAGACGAGCTGGGGCGGCGGAACAATCACCTGGACAAGCCCATTGAGGATCAGATCCGTATTCCCGGCGGGATGCCGAAGATCGTGGATGACGAAACCTTTGCCCGCGTTCAAGCAATTCTCACCAGCAGAAAGCGCCACAGACGGCAAAAAAGCAAAAGAAACTATTTGTTGACTGGTTTGGTGTTTTGTGGTCTGTGTGGCCACAGATATTGCGGCGACTCCATGCAGACTGGCAAGGACAGAAAGGTTGTCGGGACTTATGCCTGCAACAATCGCAATAATCATGGAGCAAGGATTTGCAGAAACCAGAATGTGCGGCAGCAACCGCTGGAAGAACTGGTGCTGCGAAAGATAGAGGAAACAGTTTTTGATGAATCCCGGATTCCGGATATTGTGCGGGCATATCGGGAACTGAGCCAGCAGAAGGAAGGGGAGGATAAAGACAAGATTCGTACCCTTCGGCAGAACCTGAAAACTGTGGAGCAGAAGATTACCAACATTGTCAATATCATTGCCAATACGGGCAGTGCTGCGCTGGTAACCCAGCTTACCCAGTTGGAACGGGAGAAAGAGCTGCTGGATGTTCAGATTCAGGAGGAGGAACGAAGCACCGAGGAAAGTGAATTAGACGAGGATGCCATCCTGGCAGCATTTCGTCAGGCACAGAAAATGTTCCACAATGGCACGTTGCCCCAGATGGAACAGATCATCAATCTATATTTGGACAGAGTCGTTGTATTCCCTGATTATGTGGAAATCCATCTGAATAATGTTCCCACCAACCTCCTGAATCCGTCTGAAGCAAAAGACGAACCCGCACTTGGCGGGTTACATACATTTTATATCGAAAAAATGAGCGACAATATTTTGCCAAAATATCAAACCGGGAAAATTGGACAATACGGTTATGATATTCTTGTGAAATTACATAGAAAAGACGAAAAGAAAAACAAATCCAGACGAAAAGGGCATAATGAAACCCAAGCCCAAATTGGCTTGGGCTTGGGTGAATCTGGTGGACTTGATAAGTCCAAATCCGAAATAGTAGCGGTATTGTTTTCACCGCTGTAATTGTAGGTTATGACAATCTTATCATCATAGACGAAAACGGCGTGAACAAAGGTATCAATAAGCTGCTGGCGGTATTTTTCGCTTGTTATGTTGCCGTCCTTAAAACTGGAAATCCAATAAATAATTTGTTCCCTGCTGATGATCCGCCGCGCAATGCTTTCTTTTGCGATCTCTATTTCAACGTTGCGCTTTTCGTCCTCTAATTCGGTCAAGCGGGTTTTCGTGCTTTCGGTTATGATCCCCTTTTCAATCGCGGTCATAATGTTTTTGATAGAAACTTGAATTTCAGCAAGGGAGTTTTCCAAATAAAGCATTGTCCCGCTTTCGGCGGCTTCTGCCTTCTGCAATTCAACAAGTCGATCCGCGATCTTATCTATAACATCGTCTTTCAGAATGTCCGTAACGGTACGCTGGATCACTAAATCTTCGATCCAGTCTTTTTTCACGTTGCTTTTGTCGCAGGCCTTTTCACGCTTCTTCTTGACGCAGGCATAGTAATAATACTTCTTGCCCGTCTTGCTTGTGCCGCTTTCTCCCACCATAGCGGAGCGGCATTTACCGCAAAACAGCTTTGTTGAAAGCAAATAGTTTATTTCTGCCTTCGCTCTTGCGGGGGCTTTTTTGTTTTGCTCCATACGCAACGCCACCATTTCAAATAATTCTTTGTCGATGATCGCCGGAATGCCGCCAACGATCTCCCCATACTTTGTTTTGTAAATGCCTATGTACTTCTTGTTCGTCAAGATAGTATGCAGGCTATTTTTATTGAACGCGCCGCCGCGAGCCGTTTTCACGCCGCGAGCGTTGAGAATGTCGCATATTTCTTTTACCGTCTTGCCGCTGCTGTACAGCTTGAAAATATCAACGACAACGGGCGCGGTTGTTTCGTCAATCTCAAAATAGCAATCGGAATTGACCTTGTACCCTAATACGCGCTGACCGCCCAGCGCCTTACCCTTTAAGGCGTTTTCTCTCATGCCGCGCGTGATCTTCTGCGACAATTCAACGCTGTAATATTCCGCCATGCCTTCAAGCAGGCTTTCCATGATGATACTTTCCGGCGATCCGTTCAAGTTCTCCATAGCGGAAAGAACCTTCACGCCGTTTTTCTTCAAGCGGGCTTTATAAATTGCGCTGTCGTAGCGGTTGCGGGTGAAGCGGTCGAGGCGGTACACAATGACGGCTTGAAACTGACGCTTTGCGCTGTCCTCTATCATCTTTTGAAAGGCGGGGCGGTTGTCCGTCTTTCCGCTGATAGCGCGGTCGATATAGGTATCAATTACGGCTATATCATTCGCTTTCGCAAATGCGTAACATTCCCGTAATTGTCCTTCTATGCTTTGTTCTGTCTGACGATCGGAGGAATAGCGGGCGTATATGACCGCGTTTAATGCTTCCGGCATTATTATTCCCCCTTCTGTTCATTTTCCCAACGCTCTATCCCTTTTACAAGTCCGGTATAAAAAGCCTTTTGTTCAGTTTCGGACAATTTGGAAACATTGTTAAACAATTCGTTCATCTGTTCAAGTAAAAGAGAAGAATTGCTTTCGCTGTTCACTTGCTCTTGGATTTTAGCTTGCAGATGTTTTCCAAATTGCGAAGCGTCATTTGAAAAATATCTTAAAAGCATACTTTCTATTGGCGTTCTACTTGTGGCGGGTTTTTCTTCGATCGCTTCAAGGTCGTTAAGGTTGTACTTTAACATGAAAAGCAATTCTTCAAGCGGTATTCCGGTAGCGTCAGACAGCTTGACAAACGTATCAAGGCTAATTGTCACGGGCTTACCCGTGCGCGGATCATAGCCTTTTTCGATACTGTCCAAATGCGTATGGCTTATTCCGATTTTTTTAGCGTAATCACGAAGCGAAAGATCACCACGTGCTTTCCGTATTGCCTTACCTAATGCATTGTTATCCATACACAACACCGCCTTTTATCATATTGTAAACTACACACTACAATAAATCAAGACAAGCACAGAAAATTTACAAAATAATTTTGTTGTGTGCGCTTGACAAAATAGGTTTTGTTGTGTATGCTTTACATATAGGAGGTGGACGGCGTGTTAAACAAGGTAAAAGAGTACCGCAAGAAAAGAGGAATGACACAAGCGCAGCTTGCGGAGCGGGCTAACATTTGCAGGCCGTATCTTTCGGCGATTGAGAGTGGGAAGCAAACAAGAATTTCAAACGTTGTCATGTTTCAAATTGCCCGCGCTCTTCAAGAGCCGATCGACAATATTTTTTTTAGCAACTATGTTGTGTGCGCACAACAAGTAAAGGAGGCCTAACACATGAGCGGGATAACGGTACAGCTTGACACAATGCCCGCGCCCGTCATGGCGGCGCATTGTCGGGGCTTGTTTGAAGCGATCGGAAGTTTCTTCGATGATCCGGACAATCAAGCGAAGTTCGAGGCATGGCACAAGAAGAAATACGGCTGCTTGCCGAAAGAAACTTCATACGGCAGGCCGTCAGAGGCGAAAGGAGCGTAAACAATGAGCAAGCGGAAAAAGAAGCGCGGCGGCGGTCGTTCCCCGTATGAGGGTTACGAAACGGAGGGAAGGGGATAAAGCCCGATCAAGATAGCCGCGAC